TAAGGGGTCACCCTACCATAGAGCTCCTCGTAGAGAGTTTCACCGCTCTCGCGGCCACTCGGGAGCTCAAATACCTCTGGTAAGGGAGATAGGCCGAGGAGGTAATACGGGACGAAGCCACGACTTAGGAAGGAAGGAACATCCACCCTTGGGCAGAATTCCGAACCGACCGGGTCGCAGCTCGTCCACCTCGGACTATACGGACTAAAAGCGTTCTCGACAAAACAGGTCGCAGCGTACTCGCCACGTCGACACCTACGTGCGGCACCGGGTAGAATGACAGTTTGATCGTCCCGCGGTTGACCCTCCTCTAGGGCTCCTCGCGAATTCATCCGGCATCCGTCCTCCTCGAAGTATCCGTCGGTCATTGGCAACCCACGGTTCCTCGGGAAGGAGCACACTCGCGCCATGCGGAGAGCATGGGCAGTGTCTTCCGCTGTCCATCCATTCTCCCGTCCAAAAGCTTCCTTGGGGAGGTCAAAACCGCCGAGCTCCGTAGGCATATGCAGCCAACTGCTTGCCTTAAAGCCAGGGTACCACACTGGCACCGGGGTCAAACGGTATTGTTCAGTGCCGTCTTCGGCAACCGAGACTTCCTCCTCAATGTCGTAAAAGCCGGTGTCCTGCATCCGATTGGCTAGCCTTTTCAAGTTGGCAACCATGCATGCGCGTGCCCGTTCGCGCAGCTTATCGGGGAGAACACCAAGCTCCTCGTACTGGGAGCGATAAGACGAAAGATAGGAAGGGATCGGGGAGTCATCCACCTGACGGACGTCCTTGCCCATCTGGTGTATGTACGCGAAATTTACAAAGGGGCACGGCTTGGTCTCGAAAGCCGCGCCGGCTCTCAGCTTCTCGACGCTATAGTCCTTATCGACATAATAGGTCAGAGAGTTAATCTGTACAAATTCCTGGGAGAAGAAAGACTTCCCAGGGGAGAGCCGCCAACCCACCTTCTCGACTAAACCTTTCCACAGCCCGTAGGTCTGCTGGTCCATTCGAGCGGCAAAGTCGTCCCCGTGTATAGCCATAGGCAAATCCTCAAGTAGGTAGGTCCGGTCATCCCTTAGTTCATAGGCTCGACGGGAGATCGCAGCGTTAATGATACAAAGAACTGGAAAGCTAACAGGCGAACCCAACAACTGCCCAACCCTCTGCTCCACAGAGCGACCACCAGAGGCTGTAATCCGTTGAGGACCCAGCGTCTTGTCGAGTAAGGTATGCCATTTCTCCTCCCAAAGAGTGCGGTAGGCCATCCGCGTCAAGCCCATTGTGATGTTGTTTGTACTGCCGACGTAGTCTCCAGAAACATACCACGTCCAATCAAAGCTGCTGGTGCGCCCACCGGGCGTCTTAGCCATCTGGTTGTCTATATACTGGAATTCCAGATCCACCTTATTCAGGTGAAAACAGCTAAACTTCTGCAGGGAGTCGAGCATCGTCTTCTGGAAGGGCTTGAGTAGTCCATAGTACAGTGGCTGACCTTTCGTAATCAACCGGACTTTCAAGGGTTCAAGAATAGGCGACACTTCGACTTCCAACATTTTCATATGAGCCAACTCCTCCAAATCCACCTGCTTCAACAAGTCCACCCACGTCACCCAAAAAGGCAACACGCGC